GGTCTACTGGAATTAATAACCTTGCATTAAACTCAGATGCTGCCTCTGATATTCAAAATAACGACGCATTTATTTTAGCGTTAGTTCAAGCAGATAATGATTTTACTAATACCGCAGCGAGTTCTAATGTTTCTCTTTTCTCTGGTATAGCTTTTGGAACTACCATTACCTTAACATTTGATGAAGCATCTTCAGGTTATAGCCATAGTGTTATAGGAGTAGCCCCAGCAAATATAGGAAAAGTAAATGCTTTAGCAACAGCAAACATAGGAAAAATAAATACCCTAGACTAGGGGTATCATAAAAAATAAAAAATTATGCCAATAATTGTAAACAAAAATGAACCAAAAAATCTAACCCCAGAAGAGTTAGAACAATTAAAACAAATTAAATTTGAGTTTGAAGGTTATATCTTTCAGATAGGGCAAATTGCTTTAGAATTAGAAAACCTTACAGACGATAAAAATAAAATTAAAGAACTTATTGACAAACTACGTCAAAAAGAAACTAATCTTGCTGAGGGATTATTTAAAAAATATGGAAAAGGAGAAATCGACCTAGAAAAAGGAACCATTACACCCATAAAATAGTAGGTTTTGATCCCTTTTTGAATATTTATACCCAGCGATAGTTTTACAAAATCAGACTATATTTATAATTAAATAAATAACACACGACAATGGCCGAAAGAATAGTATCACCTGGTGTATTTCAAAGAGAAACCGACGAATCGTTTATCTCCCCACTACCAGTAGAAGTAGGTGCAGCAATTATTGGACCAACGGTTAAAGGACCTGTTGAACAACCAACTGTTGTAACCTCATTTTCAGATTATAAAAGAAAATTCGGAACCACATTCTTATCAGGTTCCGATAATTTTGAATTTTTAACCTCCATTTCAGCTCAAAAGTTCTTTGCAAATGGTGGTAATAGTATGTTGGTAACACGTGTTGTAAGTGGTGCTTTTACTAGTGCTCAATCAACAACAGTTGCCGCAAGTAGTGGTAGTGCAAACGTATTTACTCTTAAAACTATTGGTAAAGGTGATATCTTTAATAACGCTACAGCCTCATCAGATCCAGGTACACAATTTTCTGATGGTTCATTAGTATCAGGTTCCCAAGATAACTTAAGATTTGCAATCTCAGGAATAAATAATTCTGCAGGTACTTTTAACTTAGAAATAAGAAGAGGAGACGATAACACAATTAATACAAATATTCTTGAAACATATATTGGTGTAAACCTTGATCCCGAAAGTGATAATTATATTGCAAAACGAATTGGTGATCAATTTACTACTGTAACCAGCTATGAAAATCAAGAAATGGTGGTTGTAAGTGGTGATAACCCAAACGTTTCAAGATATGTTTATGTAGGATCTGTTTCAAAACAAACACCCCAATATCTTAATAACGATGGTTCAGTAGCAACAAACGCAGCAAACTTTTCACTTAGTGGAAGTTTACCATCAGCACAAAGTGGTTCGTTCTTTAATGCAGCCGGAAGTATTATCCCATCAGGTAGAGCCGGTTTTTACTTTGATAAAATTACTGGTGTTGATACACAAGGACTACAAGCTGATTCTTACACTAAAGCAATTAATATTTTAGGTAATAAAGACGAATACAGATTTAATACAATTACTGCCCCTGGTATTTACAACGAAGATTACGCTACTACAGTAAATTTATTAGTGGAGATGTGTGAAACCAGAGGAGATGCGTTTTACGTAGCTGATTTGGTTAAATATGGTTCAACAGTTGCTACAACAACTACCGAAGCAGGCGAATTAAATACTAATTTTGCAGGTGCTTATTGGCCTTGGATCCAAACACCATCAACTGAATTAAGCCAAAATGTTTGGGCTCCTGCCTCAACAGTAATGCAAGGTGTATACGCATTTAACGATAACGTAGCTGCTCCATGGTTTGCACCAGCTGGTTTGAATAGAGGTGGAATACCTGCAACCAGAGCAGAAATAAAATTAACACAAGGATTACGTGATACCCTATATGATGCAAAAGTTAACCCAATTGCAACATTCCCAAGAACAGGAGTTGTAGCGTTTGGTCAGAAAACACTTCAAACTAAAGCATCAGCGCTTGATAGAATCAACGTAAGAAGATTGCTTATTGCACTTAAAAACTTCATCGGCGATACTTCACGTACTCTAGTGTTCGAACAAAACACAACAGTAACAAGAAATAGATTCTTAAACGCAGTTAACCCATACTTAGAAAGTGTACAACAAAGACAAGGTTTGTTTGCCTTTAGAGTAGTAATGGATGAATCAAATAATACAGCGGATGTTGTAGATAGAAACCAATTGGTAGGCCAAATACTTCTACAACCAACTAAAACAGCTGAATTTATTATCCTGGATTATGTAATTAAGCCAACAGGTGCTTCATTAACTGAGTAAAAAAGTTTAAGAACCATATATTTATAACAAACGAATAAACAACACATAAAATGGCAATACTTAGTTCAGCAGAAATGTTTTATACGGCTTATGAGCCTAAATTGCAGAACAGATTTATATTCTATATTGATGGAATCCCCGCGTATTTGATTAAAAGCGCAGATAGACCAAAATATACATCTGAAGAAGTAGTTTTAGATCATATCAATGTAAAACGTAAATTAAAAGGAAAATCAGATTGGAGCAGCATTAATGTTTCACTGTATGATCCAGTAACACCATCAGGTGGTCAAGCTGTAATGGAGTGGGTAAGATTACACCACGAATCAGTAACAGGTAGAGATGGTTATTCTGATTTCTATAAAAAAGACATTCGTTTTAATGCATTAGGACCCGTAGGTGATGTTGTTGAAGAATGGATTTGTAAAGGTGCTTATGTAACAAATGCTGAATTTGGAACTGGAGACTGGACTTCATCAACACCAATGGAAATTTCGCTTACCATTGCCATGGATTATGCAATTCTGAACTACTAAAAAGCCATTATATTTTTTTGAAGGGTGCGTAAGCACCCTTCTTTTTTATGTACGTATATAAGAACAATATTAAAGTTATAAAATATGGAAAATAAGTCTATGTTCCCAACCGAAGAGGTTACACTACCCTCTAAAGGTTTAATTTACCCCCCAGAAAATCCTCTCTCAAAAGGTGTAGTCGAAATGAAATACATGACTGCTAAAGAAGAAGATATCCTTACAAACGAAAGTTATATTAAAAAAGGAACTGTCATAGATAGACTCCTTCAGGCCCTTATTATTACCCCTATTAATTATGATGATTTAGTTGTAGGAGATAAAAACGCAATTATGATTGCGGCTCGTGTATTAGGGTATGGTAAAGATTATACATTTACATTTGATGAGGAGGAACACACAGTAGATTTAACTGAGGTAGAGGATAAAGAGCTTAAAGAAGAAGATCTCTTTGCAAAAGGGAGAAATGAATTTGAATTTAATCTTCCAACCACTAAAAAAATAATTACTTTTAAATTATTAACCCACGGTGATGAAAAAAAGATTAACGCTGAAATGGCGGGTCTTAAGAAAGCAAAACAATCACCCTCAGAACTCACCACTCGTCTAAAATACATGATATTGTCTGTTGATGGAGATTCGGAAAGAAAAACTATTCGTGAATTTGTAGATACTCAATTGTTGGCTCGGGATGCTAGAGCCCTTAGAGAATACATTAAACAGATTCAACCAGATGTTGATTTAATATTTGATTTAGAAATGGAAAATGGTGACGTTAAGGAGGGCGTTAGAGTCCCTATTGGGGTTACATTTTTTTGGCCTGACTTCGGAGTATAAAATCCAAGTATACAACGAAATACATGATTTAGTATATTATGGGAATGGTGGTTTTATTCATTCTGAAGTATATAATATGCCTGTTTGGATGAGGAGATTCCATATTAGTAAAATTAATAAACTTCACGAAAGTAGGAACCAAGAAATGGATAAAATTAAATCCCAGACTAGTAGTGTTAAACCTTCTTCCCCTAAAGGACCAAATATTTAAAGATAAGGAAACAATAAGTTTCCTTTCTTTATATTTATAATAAATTGCAATTGAATGGCTAATATTAATAACATAGATTTTAACCAGTTAAACCAAGATGGTAAGGATTTTCTCCAGGCTATAACTTCTATGACTGATGCCTTTAACCAATTAAGTCAAGGTAGTCAAAATTTAGCAACTCAACTTGGGGTTTCCAAAACCCAATTATCGGGTGCCCGTGATTTAGCGGCCGAAATGGCTAATGCTTCTGAAAAAGATTTAAAAACCAAAGAGGGGATAAATAGATTACAATCAAAAGTAAATCAAGCTCAAAGGGATGCTCGTAAACTAGCTAATGAAATTTCTATTTTAGAGGCAAAGAAAGTTAATGCTTCCCTATCCCAACAAAAAGTAATTAATGAATTACTTAGATTAAAACAAGATGAACTCTCTACTAACAGGGAAGTTCTTGAAAACGCTGAAAATATAACCCAAAATTTAGGCCAACAAAATAGTTTACTTGAAAAGGCCACAGCAAATGCTGATAAATTTGTTGGGACACTTACTGCTGGTTCATTCATTAATTTTTTATTAAACCTAGATAATTCACTTACACAAACAGCCCGTAATCTTAATTTATCCAAAGATGAGGCTATATCATTAAGACAAGAATTTGCTGGAGTAAGTTTAAATTCAGAAGATATAGCAATTAATTCTGAAAGACTTTTAAAGGCCAATCAGGCTTTAAATGATCAATTAGGAACAGCTTTTAAATTTAGTAGTGATACATTAATTACATTTTCAAAATTAACTGAGATTGTTGGTTTATCTGCTGAGGCCGCAGGTAGTTTGGCATTTCAAGCACAACGAAGCGGGGAAAGTTTTAGGGAAGT